TCAAGCGCAAAAAGATTATTATGCTAAAGGTATAGGACCAAGCACAAATGTTCCGGGGTCTGAACAAGACATTTATAAAAGTTTAATTGGCAGCAGCGAAAGTCCTATAGGTAGTCGTTTTGACAGAGAAAAAGGTTTGTTGTATCTTCCTGATGGTCGTATCATTGATATCAAAACAGGAAAAGAAGTAAAGAAAATGTCAGGTCTTGACATCTTCAAACCTGTGTCAACAGTAACTGCATAATGGCTGCTGATAAGTTAATGGAGTGGAAGGTTCTTCCACGTATCATGACGATTATGTTTACTATTATGGCGTGGCGTTGTGCAGAATGGTTTATGAATCTTCCTGATCCAAATGCGGTTCAGGCCGGATTTGTATCTGTAGTTATGGGTGCCATGACAGGTGCCTTTGCAATCTGGATGGGAAATGAGGCAAGAAAATGAAATACAGTAGAGAACATTTTATTAAGAAATTAATTGAGCACGAAGGAATGGTTCTTCATGTATACAAAGATTCACTAGGTATTGATACAATAGGAATTGGTAGAAACTTAGAAGACCGTGGGATTACACAAGATGAACTTGACTATATGGACTATCCGTCTATCGAATACGTATACTCAGATGGAATATGTGAGGGAGATGCCAAGTATCTTGCCAACAAAGACATTGAGATTGTTGAAAAAGAACTTTGTAAAGCCCAGCCCTGTGTTGAAGAACTTGATGCTGTACGACAGCTTGTATTAATGGACATGGCTTTTAATATGGGAGTACCTCGTCTGAAAAAATTTGTTAAGATGTGGAATGCGATACATGAAAAACAGTTTGACGTAGCCGCCAAAGAAATGCTCGATTCAAGATGGGCGAGTCAAGTAAAAGGACGAGCTATAAAACTTTCTAACGCAATGCACAACGGAGAGTTCTAATATGTTTAACCTACTTATTGGGCCTATTGCTGATCTAGCTGGTACATGGCTAGAGGGGAAGGTTGAAAAAACAAAAGCAGAAACCGGAGCCAAGGTTGCTAGAGCAAAAGCTGAAGCAACTATCATGGAGAAAAAGG